AGCAACAGTAGTTACATCTGAAGAGATGCCAGCTACGGTAGTTACGTTACTCGCAATACCTGCTACGGTAGTAACAGCAGCATCAATACCAGCTACTGTAGATACATCGCTATCAATATTAGCAACAGATGGTACATCATTAGCAATACCCGATACAGTAACAATCTCATCTGAGATACCCACAAGGATAGAGAAGTCATCAGCTACAGCAACAGCAGACTTAACATCTTCGATATTGTTAGCTACAATGTGTACATCGTCTAGATTATCATATGTTAAGAAAGCATAGTCAATGTATGTATCTAGCTCTTCTGGAGTAGAAGCTACCCATACAGTAACGTACTTACCAGCTTCTGGAATAGTATCCTTATAGAATACAATGTTGTTATTAAATAGTTCCCAATCAGAAACAGGGGCAAGTAATGCCGCCCGTTCTGTTGAGGAGACTGGTAGCTCTACATCATCACTAATATAAACCCTACAATACTCTGAGCCTTTGATAATAAACTCTGTAAGGAAGTAAGGTGTTGAGCCATCAGCTACAAAATATTTCTTTGAAATCATGTGTGCCTCCTTACATTCTCAAAGCTCGTTGGAAGAAGAGAGCTTCTACGTCTACGGTTGATAATTCAAAGCCAGTTGTGGGGGCTTCGTCATTGTTCTTAATTTCAATCTGTACATCGTTAGAGTTACTCATAACTGAGATTTTATCATCGTCATAGTAATCACGAACATACAATGGGTACGCATCTTTCCATACGTTAGTATCATCCCACTCACCTGTGTCATCCCAGAAGCCAGATTTAATCATCCAAGCAGATGTGTCTGGGTTAGTTGAGAACTTACGGTTATAGATACTTGTCATATAACGACTGTTATCTTTAGTCGATAGCTGGATAGTACGTATTTGTGTACGTCCACGGTTAGTACCATTACCCTTTGCATCCTTAACATGGAACTTAGACATCTTGATACTAGAAGTGTAATCACCATAACCTTCGTCTTGGTAAGTAACAGCAGTAATATCGCCCGGAATCTCCAGAGACATCTCAAGAAGCTCAGTAGAGCCATCGTCTTCTACACCATGTAACACTAAGTTGTTGTTAATGATAGCCATGTTAATTACATCAAACCCAAATGTCCATTTATGGAAAGCATTCTGGGCATCCTGACCACCTTTAGTAAACGTATTTAGTACGTAGATAGTATTAGGTGTCTGCTCTGAATGTACAAAGACATGACCTAGGGTACTGTGTCCTACAACCTGACTTACGTTATTAGGTATATACGATGGTATGTGTGATGTTAGGTGTTCAGCTTCTGTAGTCTGCAAACCTTCTGTTAGACGGTACGCAAACAACTGGCTGTAACCACCAGACTCAGAGATAAAGTATACCTTATTAGCAATTGCAGTAGCATTAGAGCTGTAGGTATAGTTAGATGCTGTGTTGATAGTAGCGTTGCTAGGAGTCAATGGACCTTGTGTAGCAGTAGTAAGTACAAACTGTGAGTCATCCGAGAATAGGATAAGTACACTAGCTGTAGATACCGCTTTACGTAGTACAGTAACGTCCGTAGTAGCTACGAACAAATCAATAGGGTCATCATCAGGCAACACCTGTGCCGTAGTAGCAAAGAAGTTACCGTAGTCTGCTGTCTCTGACAAACAGATAGAGTTCTTAGTCAAGAATCCTAGACGGTTCTTGTGGAAGAAGATGTTTACAATCTGTTCACCGATAAAGCTAGGGTTCTCCAGAGTTACATCATCACCAGCACGTTTAGTTTTCCAGCCTACATCCTCTACTTGGTCAGCAGTTAGCCCTGCTGCGATAAGTGCATCGTACTCATACTCTGAACATACAAACTCTGTCAATGACTTACGTACAATAACGTGAGGCATGGTGGCAGGTTTAAGCTCAGTCTTGATGTTAGGTGATACACACTCTGACCATTCCTTGTCAGCAGCATCGTACTTCATGTAGTAATCATCGTACTCAGTAGCAAATGCGCCTGAGATTTTGATAATCTTATCCCAAGTAACAGGCATAACTGTTGGTAAGTCAGCAGCATTATCAATAGATTTATGAATCAGCAAGCTGGCTTCTTTACCAAATGTATCATCGTATTCCCAATCTAGGTTTACGTTGTCTCCATACACAAATGTGTCTGAGGAAGACAGCCCAGTAAATTGATTAGCCATCTCTGTTGCAATGTCACTAGCAGTAATTCTATCGTACTGAGTAACACCACTACGAGTGTCTTTAAGTGCTTGTACAGTTCTTGATACGCCCGGATATTTAAGGGTGTACTCGTAACCTTCTAGTCGAATACCTGCGTTAGTAGTAGATGCTGTAACAATATTCTTATTATTAAGTGTGTTAGTTGTGTCCGATTTATTGGCCGTTTGAATAGCTACAGTTTTCTTAATCCAGTACACCATACGGTCATTCAATGCCGCTAGGTTTTCGCCTGATTGTTCTGCTGTTACTGGATTCATTGCAACAGTCTTAGTCTTGTTTACAATGAAAGTATAGTCACCGATAGTAACTGCTTCAAATGATTCTTTAGGTGTGCTGCCAGCAGGTACAGTAAAGTATGCTTTGTAGCCAGAGGAAATCAATGCCCCTGTATTAATGTTATGTGTATACCAATTACCGCTACCATCAATCTCAATAGCATATTGTTCAGTACCAGTGCCTCGGTCATATGTGTATACAAATGATGAGTTGTCTAGTGCAGTATAGGTATGTGTGATAGCAGAGACAGGGTTACGTCTAATAACGCCTCGTGCGATACTAGGTACGCAGTTCTCCATCTCTTCTACTTGTGTTTCAAATCTTGCTTCAGTAAACTGTTGAGAGACACCAGCTACTAAGTTGGGGATGGTATGCGTAACTAGGTTACTATTTTGTACAGCCATGTGTTACCCCTTCAAATATGAGTTTGTATGTCTGCTCAGCTCTTTAGCTCTAATGTTATAATCTTGATATTGCATATGCTCACGTTGCATATTAAGCAGAGCATCTTGTTCATCAATCTGAGTGAAGTTAGCCAGCTCAGGTGAGCCAATAACTTTCTGTTGGAACTTACGTGCTGAACGCATAGCTACGTACAAGTAGGCGTTAGGCGGTAAGTCCTCATAATCAACCAACCAGATAATGTCTCCAAACAATTCAGTTACATCGTCCTCTAGCTCAAACGAAAAGTTTTGTTTATCATAAATTCGTTTTCCACGTAGAGTGTATCGTTTATCATATAAGTCTACACGAAGTACGTTAGCAGGTAAAGTAATGAAGTTGTCGGTTGGAACGAATCGGTAGTTGTAGTCGGTGTTAAAGTACCATCCTCTGGATTGAGTTTCAATCATTGTCTCTTCAACCATTCGTCTAGCTACATCGCCATCTTCACCTGTTTGAATGTCAGTAATCAAAGTACCAGTAGGATATGGCATTTCACCAATAGACAATAGACAATCATTAATCATGTCCAATTTAGTGTTAGAGTACGTAGTACCATCAGTAAATAAAATTGCCATTATTAATCCTTTGTGTAATAAACTTAAAAGGGGCTACCCCGAAGGATAGCCCCGATAAACCTACTACTTAGATTAAGCAGTAGTTACGATAGCAGCAAGACCAGTTGCGTTCAAACCACCCATACCCAATGCGTAGTAAGAAGTCAACAGGTAACCAAGACGCTCTGGGATGTAGTTAGACTCAGAAGTAATATCCATAGCCTTAACAACACCGAATACGTCTTTAGTAAATACTAGACACTGAAGCTCGTAAGCAGTACCAGTACCAGCACCACCGTCTTGGTCGTACTGAAGAGATGCAGGAAGGTTGTTAGTCCATGCAGTCTTCAAGCCAGCAACCATAGAGATGTTACCAGAATCGATACCACCGTTACCAGAAGTGTAGTCTGCGTTTACGCCACGAGTAGACTGTACAAGACGGTAGTAGTTCTGTGGAGTAGTAACAACCATTGGTTCAGCAGTTACGTCACGCTGGTTGAACAGTGAACGTGCTTCGAAGTAACCTTCTACAAGTACGTTACCTTTACCTTCAGGAGTAGTAGCAGCATCCCATGCAGTGTTTACGTTGATAACACCCGGTGCAGACTGACCAGGACGTGGAGTCCAGTTGTCTTCATCGAACATATCAACCATGCCTTGGAATACAGCTTTGTCGATTTTAGTTGCAAGAGCTTCACCAGCTTGCTTAGCCAACTCACCACGAATCTCGTACTGTGCCAATTTCTCATCCAACTCATCCACGAAGTGTGAGTAGTAGTAACGAGTAGAAACAGTGATTGTTACTTCATCGTTAGCAAGAGTTTGAGTTGAGATTTCTGCACCCGGAGTGTGAGCAGCTACGTTGCTGTCAGAAGCCTGACCAGTTACAATCCACTGTGCTGATTTACCACCAGAGATTGTACGAGTTGATACCATGTCAAGAGCAATGTTCTTAACATCAAATGCTTTCAATACTTCACCAGTGTACAGGGTCAAAGCCGTGCTACGTGAAGCATCTTTGTTAATATTAGTTGAACCGATAGCCATTTTATATTTTCCTTATAATAGCTTAATTAGATATACGTGTCATCATTGACACACCATTTTTGTTTTTACAAACACGTTTTGGGCTAAGTTATCCTTTGTTGTACACCGTAGTATACCCCTCAGGGCTTAGAAGAGAACACGACAGAAAAGGAGAGAAAAACTACCATGCCCTCATCTAAGACCTAAAGAAAAGGATGAACCCCTCACTAGGAGGGGCTACCTTAATTTAGTACCATTTACTCATGTCAGTCTTGAGCATCTTCTGCTCTACCTGTTTACGATACCCAGCATCTTTTTCATAGCGTGGGTCTTTCGCATCTTTCAAGTACTCAGACTTGGTTGCATAACCTTCAGTACGTGTGGACTGAGGCTGGTTAGTGTGAAGTGTTACATCACTAGGGGCATCAGATTTACCTGATGATTGTTTGTACCCCATATACAAGCTGGATAGTACTGCATCCTGTGTTGACCTGTTCCCAGATGCTAACTGGTTGTTAATGTTTTCTAGCTGTTGCTCTGTGAAATTAGCAGCAGCCCATTCAGCAACCTTCTTGAATCCTTCCTGACCACCATAAGGCTCTAGTACAGCGTCTACTTCCTTTTCCCTTTTGTATTTGATGTAGTCAATCTTCTCATCAACAAACTGCTTATTGTATCCTAGCTCTTCTAGTTTAGCATAAGAGTCTGCTGATAGCTCTCCTGTGTTGTCGTACTCTTGTAGGTACTCAACAAACTGGTCAACTGGTACATCTTTACTACCTTCAGGTCGTCCTTCCTCAAGCATAGGATTAACAAACTCAGAATCATCTGCCTCTTCTTGTGCAGTTTCTTTCTCAGATTCTGGTTCATCTTCCTGTTTTTGAGCTTTCATCTTCTCAAGTTCTGCATATGCCCGAGCAATCTCTTCAGCACTCTTGCCCTTGAACTTCTCAGGCATTTCAAATGCTTCTTGGTCAGATGGTAGGCTTACATCAGCTTCAGACTCTTCACCGTTAAGTGTAGCCTGAACTTCTTCTTCATTCAGAACAGTAGACTTTTCTACAATTGCTTCTTCTTGTACTACATTCTCCATTTTTTACCTTCCTTTAATCATTAGAATCTGTTGGTTTAGCAGTAGGTTTCTTTGGAGCTGGCTTCTTAGCCTTCTCCTCTGCTTCCTTTTGCTTCACAACATATTCGTGTTGCTCTTTAAGAGAGTTGAAAATCATTGTTGCCCTCCTTGCTTAACAGCAATCTGTTCCATCTGATTTGCTTGCTCTTGTTGCATCTGAGCTTGCTGCATCATCATAGCTTGTTGCTGCTCCATCTGCATTTGTTCTGGAGACTTAACAACGTCCTCAGGATTCATGCCCAATGCACTAGCTACTTTACCAATGTACTTACCAACATCTAAGTATTGTGATACAACCTCAGGACCAAGTTGACCTAGAGACTGCAACATTACGTTGAGGTTTTGGAAATCTTTCTCACGACTGATAGCATTGATACCAGTTGAAATAGCTGGTGTAGTTACCTTCAGTGCCTTAGGTTCGATTTCATTAAGTAGGAGTTTAAGTAGTGGTAGTTGTAAGTCTTGTGCAAGCACAGAGAATACACCACCAAGTGTAGCCTCAAGTTCGTTAGCAACCATACGTACCTCAGAAGCGGTAGTACGTTCACTGTCTCGAACCTGACTAGAGAATACAAGAAACGCTTTAGCTAGACGTTGTTCCAACGACATCATTAAGTCGTATGGTACACGTAAGTCTGCCGACTTGTTTACCTGTAGAGTAGTAATATCTTTTTCAAGGTCACCTAAGATGAAGTCACCATTGCGAGCATTGTGCAGGTCTTCAATCTTGGTTGAACTTGCTGGACGTAGACCAAAGATAGTCTTAGCTGAAATACCACCACCTTCGACAATCATCTTCGATAGCCCCTCTAGGCTACGTAAGTCACCGAGGTACTGTTCAACCAAACCACGTCCATAGTCTTCGTTTACAATACTTGTCCATCGTAGAGGCAAGTAAGGAAGACTTTCCCTATCGTAGCTCTTGATAGTATCAGGAATTAAAACACCCTCTACTTCTTGGAATACTACGTATTTATTCTTTGATTCAAGAACGATAAGAGTATGTACAGATACATCCTTCTTCTCGCCCTTCTTATCATCAGATGAATTATCTTCTACCAGTTGTAGTACATTCTTAGGCAATGTCTTCTTAGAGATTTTCTCTTCGATTGCCATACGAGTAACATTACCCGAGTAATCACGTTCTACAACGAACTGGTAAGGATTGAATACCTTAAGCCCACTATCCTTCACCTTGTACAACAAAGTGTTACCAGTAATAATAAGGAGCTTCAACGCTTCAAAGAGAGGTACACGTAACGCCTGTACGTTAATCAGTACGTTAATGTCCTGCTCAAGTTTACTCAATTCCTTATCAAGATAATCCAACTCCTCTTTGCCCATACCAAACAAGTCTTCCTCATTCGGCAGGAGTCTAAAGAAGTTACCAGTAGGAGGCAACAATGCTAATAGTAGTTTACTAGCTAGGTTGTTGACACTACTTGGTCCTATACTATTGTAAGGTGTATAGAGAGCAGTAGACTCGGACATCGAATCATCTGGGAAAATATACGGTAGTGTTAATTCACTACACTCTTTCCAAGTCTGTTCAAGACTGCTTCTATATTTGTCAAGATAGTTATAGACTTCCTTAGCACTCCCATACTCTTCTTGAAGTTCGTGCTTTTTCATCTATAAACCTTTAAATGTTGAGACCTGTTTCGCCAGAAGTAGCTGCGCCACCTGCTGCACCTGTAGATGCTAGAGGGTCAATACGCAATTTACCTGCGCCTTGCTTCTTCTTACGTACAGTAGCACGTGTGTCTTTCTTATCTTGTTCACCGATAGTAGATGCACCTTTACGAGCAACCAGACCAGTGCCTTCTGCCATCTCAGAACGCTTAGCACTTGCTGCTGCAAGAGCATCTGCCTTAGCTTGCTCAGCACGTTGTTGTGCGTCTGCACGAGCTGCTTCAGCTTTACGAGCTGGTGCGTCAATCAACAGTTCACCTGCTGCTGCGCCACCTAAACCTGCCAGTGCAAGAGATGCACCGCCTGTTATTGGTGCTAGAGCAAGACCTGCTACTGCACCTATAACTTTACCTACGCTTCCACCCATAGTTATAATCCTTTCATTAATCGTTTAATCTTATTTACGTGGAGATTGTGATGTTGTATACCTATATGCTCATATGTACTAGATAACATGGTCAAGCCTTTTAAGAAAGCCCTACGACCTTCTCTTGAACCATCATGCCAAGTGTACCCAAACAACCATATATCATCTGGCTTATGTACCATACCAAAGGCATCTATTGTACCATGTTCGTTAATGTGTACGTATGTGTGGTGTTCACGTTCAAACATATCGTTGAACTCTGACTCCACATAAGCACCTACCTCAATCATTTTTTCCTTTATAAACCAACTTAACGAATCGTCAACCTTAGTTGGTACAAATGCTATTGCCATTCTTCATCCCCTCCAATGATGTTGTCGAGGTTGAGCTTCAATAGCCGTATGAGTTCTACTTTTCCTTCTAGCCGTAGCTTGTCATTATCTGACATCTTATCGCCTATAATCATTCTATCCGGGTACAACTCATCAAGTACCTTAATCAAATCAATAGACTTACTTGGAATAATCATTATCTCTCCTTGCGTATAATCTATACTTATTATACTTATTATAGTATATACGTATATAATAACTATAATAAGTATAAGTAAGGGAGTTCATCTACCCCCCTATCTATACGTATAGCGTAGACTTGACACATTATCCAAATGGATTATGAAGATGCTGTTTCTTAGGGCAGTGGTGTTCTACGTCACAGTAGTCACACAGCCAAGATTCACAGTCAAATGCAGGTGGTTCATCAGCCAACGCTACTTTAATCTTATTGCTAATCATCTGTTCTGTTTCTTCGATAGGAATTAGCTTAAGTGGTACTTCACTAACCTCTGGGAATGATTCACGTTTAGTGTGTCCCATAACCCATAAGTAAATAACAGCTTCATCTGCTATCTCAAACATATCCTTGAACAGCCAACGATAGATACTAAGTTGTTCTATCTCTTTGGTGTTTTCTGGCATAGGGTGTGGGTCTGCCTTAGTACCAATGCCAAGGAACTTCTTAGCACTGTACACACCCTTAGTCTTGTGGTCACGTATCTGCCATTTACCACCTTGCCATACCAGCTCATCTGCTGTACCACCAATCGTAGTACCTTCAAACTCTTTAACGAAGCTGAACTCTTTAACAACCCCAACCTCGTTATTCTTCTCACAGAACTCATGCCATGCTGAACCGATAGCAGACTTGAATCCTACTTGACGTACAGTCACATCTTCTTTAGGTGAATGGTTGATAACCCATAGCTGGTAGTTAGGCTTGGTCAGTGCCGAAGCACTGAACCTTGTACCTTTATCCAGATAGGTGCTCTGTAGGAAGCGTTCCTCCATAGAATTAATCATTTGTACTCTCCTGTTTTTATCCCAACGCTTACGTACATCTTCAGCAGTAAGCCACATATCTTTACCCTTTATAACTTCATTAATCTCACGAGTAGTTAGGAAGCCAGAGTATAACATAGTGAATGTTTTCTTCAAGTCTTTGTCGTTGAAGTTTACATACTCCATAATCTCATGGCCTTTACCTTGTGTACCAGTAGAGTAGTTGTGAATCATAAAGTGTGTGAAGTCTTCTACCTCTAGCTGATGGCACGATAGCGCAATGATTGTGCCAGCAGATGCCACAGTACCAGTTAATCGTGCCACTACCGTAGCCTTGGTACGTTTAATAGAAGCTATAATCTTAAACGCTGAATCAATCATACCACCATATGTATTAATGTGTAGTATAACTGTCTCCCCTTCAGCAGCTTGTTCCAAGATGTAGCATAGTTCGTTGTAGTTAGCTGGCTCAGATATACCATCAGCAACGTAGCAGTTGTAGATACCAAGTGCTGAGTCGTGTGTAATTGGTACTGGTCTGTCCCATACTGGGTGTTCTTTGTTTCCTAGTAGGTCTGCTAGGTTTAGTTGATACGCTTCCATGTTCTCTCCTTAGTAAGTAAACTCACCTGACATACCAGCTACTGAGTAATCAGTAACACGCTTCTCAAAGAAGTTGGCAAGTGAACTGCCGTTAGTAATTTCATCCATCCAAGGCAGTGGGTTTTCATCTACCTCAAAGTTAGGTTTAAGTCCAAGTTGAATCAGTCGTCTGTCAGCAATGTATTTAATGTACTCTTTAACGTCTTCCTTGTCGAGCTTAGGCGGTGCGTAAGTCCCAAACGCAAAATCAATAAATGCAGTTTCCAAATCGACAATCTCACGTGCCATGGAGTAGATGTGTAGTTTGAATGTATCGTTGACTTCCATTGGGTTTTCTTTACACCATGTTCTGAATAACCAACTGTTCCCTTCAACGTGTAGTGATTCATCCCTTAAACTCCATTCATTGATTGTACACATACCCGGATACTTACCACTACGCTCAAAGTTCTTAAGCATAATGAAGCTACCGAATAGACTAATACCTTCTAGCAAGATTCCCTTTGCTAGTTTCAATCCGAAATTATCAGATGTTGATTCAGACATATACGAATCTTTATTAGCTGTCTCCTGATGTTTCAGGAAGTCAGTGTAGTAGCTGTCTGGGAAACCTAGTGATTCATTCAGATGGGCGTACCCTTCTTGGTGAATGTACTCACGAGCCATAAAGCTGGTTAGCATACCTCGTACTTCGTTGTTCTTGATACTATTGATAAGAGGTAGATATCCAGCAGCGACATCGAAATCCGATTGGGTAAAGATAGATAGTATATTCTTAATAAACTCCCTCTCTTCAGCTGATGCTTTCTTGTAGTCTTCAACATCCTTGGTCATCTCTACTTCTTTTACAATCCAATGGATGTCTTCAGAGGCAAGCCGATAATCTTCGGCTGCCTGATACTTAAGTGGTTTGTACGTAGTGCTCTTTTCTTGTAACATTTATTATCCTTCACACGCTAGGCAAGAATCAATTGTACCTTGTACACCATCTTGCAATGCTTCTCGTTTAACCTTAACATTAACCTTCTCAGTCTTAGTACTAGCTTCAGTACGTAGGTAGTACAGTCCCTTAAGTGGGTTGAAGTTACCATCAGCAGAGAATGCTCTACGGTGTACATCGTTTACGTATGCCCGACTAGCACCTGCTGGGAAGAACACGTTGACTGACTGCCCCTGACAGATGTACTCCTGTCGTGCCCGTGCCTGTTCAACTACCCAACGCTGGTCTAACTCAAAGGCTGTCTTAAATACTGCCTTAGCATCTTCAGACATCCAGCCAAGCTGTTGTACACTACCGTCATGCTCCATGATTGAGTCCCATACCTCTTTCTTGTTCATACCAATCTTATCTAGGTACGATTCAAGCTGTGGGTTCTTAACCAAGTAACTACCAACACGAGTCTTGTGTGTGTAGCAGTTAGATGCACGAGGTTCTATAGAAGCCGATACCCCAAGTATGATAGAACTATTGGCATTAGGAGCAATAGCCATAAGATGAGTATTCCTGACTCCGTAGCCTTCTGCGTCTGGAGCTTCTCCTCGGCTGATAGCCAATCTCTTAGTTGCTTTATCTGCTTTGTCCTTAATGTTCTTAAAGATTCTACGGTTAGTGC